ATGTCAGTAAGCCCATACTTCCTAGAGGAAGTTATGGGTTATCCAATCGGGTGGACAGAACTAAAGCCCTAGGTAATAGTATTGTTCCAAGTGTTGCTGCAATCCCATTACAACGTGTTCATGATCTTTATTTCAAATGAAACCAGTTAGAAAATCAGTTGAAAAATTACGCAAACTTAAAAATATAAGACGTAAAAATTTAGAAAAAAATTTATTAGAAGTTCAACTAAAAGGACAAGATCATTATATTTTTATTAAAGAAAATGGCAAAGCACAGGTAGTTTACGATGAAGGTCGTTGGGTTACTGAGCATATAAGAACTGCAATTCTTAAATATAATTACGAAATTGACAAAATAGATAAATTATTTATCAGAGATTTTACTGATGAGGAAATCAACGAATACGAAAGAACTTCTTAATAGGATTGGTTGGTTTTCTCTTTTCTTTTCTCATTTGTTGAACAACTCGATCAGCTTCTAGTTCTATCAATCTGTTTAACAGTGAAGCCATAAATATGTCCTGATCAAATTTCTTTCTGACCATATGTGTGCAATATCTTTTTACATTATTTATATCATTAGCCTTCATAATTTCTCTACACTGCATTTCAATCTCTAACTCCATTTCTGGAGGTGCTGGTTCTATATCGATGTTGAGAAATTTAGTAATTTTCATTTTACTGGAAAAAGTTTTTCTTCAATCATCTTGACGATTGCATCATCAACATCATTATCTGATTTAGCTGCTAGATCTTTTAGAAGACTTAAAGCAGCTTTACGAAGAGATTCAGATTTACCAAACCTGATAAACAAATTAATTAAAAATTTAGACATAGTGTTTTATGTTCTTTCCCAAACATACCAAATATTAACGATTTTGGCCTTCTAGCCTACTTACCTCCTTTTCAAGTTGATTTACTCTGCGAAACAATTCGATAATATCTCTATCTCTTCGACTACTGATATTAGATAAAACCATCACGAAAGCCGTTGCTGCTACTCCAATTAATACAGGATAGATTTCAGACATTGCCTTGAAGTATAATTATGCCTAGTATGACTAATAAATCCTAGTTATGGCAGAGAAACCGAAAGATTTACCAGAGAAAACAAAACAATTAGAGGATGATAAACCTGATTACCAGGAAAAAATTACCTTTTTAGTTTCTACTATTGCACAGGCATTTATATTAACTTGGTGTTTATTAGTTTTATCTCTCGGATACATAAAGTTACCTAATAAACTGTTCGGTATTGATATACCAGATCAGCCAAGAGTAGATAGCACATTTGCTGCTGGACTTTTAGGAAATATTTTGGGTGGATTGGGAATAAGTGTTAATGCAGCACAGGGAGCTAAAAAGAAAAAGAAAGAAGAAGGAGAAAATGGTGTTATTGGTAACTCTTCTGGAGGCACACAAACTATAATAATAAAACAACCACTAGAAATCGTCACAACAAAACCTGACGTAATCAAAGTTGATCCCACAAAAAAATGAAAAGACTACTTCCATTTTTATTCTTAATGTCAGCACCAGCTTACGCTAATATCAAACAGGAATTTGTAACTTCTGCACAAATATCCATAGACTCACCTTATGTAATTACAAATGCTGCACCATCGAGTTACAGCATAAGCGGAAATAATATTACAACATCAACAGGAACAGGAGATAGTATCGTTACCAATGGAATCGGTGGATTAAATCTTGGCAGCTTAAGTAATGGAGTACCAGCTTTAGTTAATACAAATAAATCGGTTACAACGGCTGGATCTGCCTTCTCTCTCAGCGAAAGTTATCAGGCTGGTGATGTAACACAATCTGCTATAACACCTAGTTCTGGAATAGCATCTTTGCCTGTTCTTGGAGGACAGACAACAGTAATTTCTGGAGGTACAGCAGGAAACTTAGCCTTAACATCTGTTTCATCAGGAATACATACTTGCACAGCAGGAGGTAGCGGAACAAGTTGTATTGGCTCTACTACTGTCCGTATTACGATTGACTAGACTTTGGCTGTTAGTTTTATTATTATGTCCTATAAGAACACTTGCTGTTCCTGTAGTTCCACAATTTCGTAGTGGTTCGAGTCAGACTTCAAGTACTTCAGAATCAGTAATAAATGAAACCATTACAAGCCATCAATATCGGACAGGATATTCATATTCTGCGTCAGGACATAATATTGAAAGCAATGACCTTAATGGATATATCAACCCTACAGCTACAACTCTTACAGAACAAACTGTTGGAGGGGTAAGTTTTAGTTGGACTTCACCAAACCTAGAAGCCGTTCCAAGATGGAAAGTAGTAACTCCAGGTTCAGCTTTCTCTCTACAAGAAACGCTAATCACTCCAGGGTTGGATACAGTCACAACTATAACGAGAACAATAAATACAACAACTACAGTAGAAACTTCAACTACGTTTGGGCAATAGCTCTAATCCTTTGCCCTGTAAGGGTTTTGGCTAATACGACTGTAGCATCCCCTTCGTCAAATGCACAGGGCGTGGTAAATAACAATGCCACCATGATTACACCTTCTTCTATGCCTAGTTTTAGAATGAGTCAAGGTATTGTTTGTGCTTCACCTAGTCTTACGATCACTCCATATGTAACCGACTCTCATACATTTTCTTTACCAAGAGAAACTGTTACCAGACAAAATATCTATGACGAGAATACTGGAGAGATAAAGTATGTACAGGAAACTCCTAGATTTGAAAAAGAGAACTTTAATTTAAATTATGGTATCTCTGCTCAACTGAATATTCCATTAGGTAAGTCTCCACAACTTTGTCATAGGGCAACAGAAATTAATATAAAAAATCAGGAATTACTATATAAGAAAACCTTGCTTGAAATTTCCCTGCACAGACTTAAAATTTGTGCCGAGCAAGCGAGATTAGGCGTTACATTTAAACCTAACACCCCTAGTGCTGTTACCTGTGAAGATATTGTAGTAACAGTTCCACCAGGTCAAGTTATCCCACATACTCATAAATTAAAACAGTAGACAAGCACGGTTAAACTTGCCTACCTAAACGCCCTATCCATTGCCTTGTCGAATAGGGTTCTTTTATTCTACCTTATTTTTCTTCTTTGTAAGTTTTTTCACTATCTGTTTTACCAATGGTTTTACTGCGTTAAGAAGAAGTGGACTACTGGCAGCGACCAAGCCAATAACAGCAGTAGATACAATAGTAGAAACTTCTGGAATGTATTGATCTTTAAACGGAACACTTTCATAGAGAGTTATACATTCAATCCCATCTTCCCCTCTTTTATGACCTATGACACGTTCCAATCGTTTTTCGTTACGAAAGTCTCCAACCCTTTGATTATTTTTACCAGGACAGGGTTCTAATTTAATATCTTTTTCTTTTGGTATTTCTGGTATCTCTGGAGTCGTTGTTTCTGGTAAGGGTGGAGGTTCATTTGTAACAGGAACTTCTTCTGTAATGACCAAATTCTCAGGTGTATAGTCAAGAGGAACAAAGCTAGGGAATGGTACATCACACGTTGTATATACACCATTAGGGTCATCTAATAACAGATTACGATTACCAGTATTCTTTATATCACGATGCTGATAAGTACAACCAGGAACATCTATATCAGGTGGTTTTGCTATCTCTATATAATGTGGGCTATATATTTCTGGAACATTTGGAACATATATCTCAGGAATATAAACTTCGGGTATTTCCAATTATATCTTTGACTCACCCATTGTTGGTGGTATTGGTAAAGATGGGCCAGTAAGATCAGGTAATCCTTTTTCTAAAACTTTAGGCATCATTCCTTGTACACCTCCAAGGACTTTATTCATCATCTTTGTCTGAAACTGTTCTGATGTTACATATTTATATCCAAAGTACCCTCCACCAATAACAGAAGATATCATTACAAATGAGATAATACTCAAAACATTAGCGATTTTTTGAAACATATGATTAAAGAAATAGTTAACAAAATGGTAGCACCACTTACTCTGATGGTGCTGTTGCTTCTTGTGGGGTTGATGCCTCTGTATCTGATGGCTGGTTTGCTTCGGATGTCTCTTGAATCTCAAGGATCTGCTGTTCCAAAATCTTCATCGCACCATTGATTTCATGCAGGGCAATAGTAAGATTCTGTCTTTCTAAAGCAAGTTGCTGTAATCTTTCCTGTAAATTCATAATTTAGTAGAGTTTTTTACCAGCAGTGATAGCAGCATCTATATCTGTGAATGATTCAGATGTCCAGATAGAAGTCGTTCCATCAAGTTTTTTGTAGTCTTTAATAATTTCAAGATGCTCTACGTTTCTTTGAATTTTTTCTTTAAA